TTCTGGTAGCGGTTTTTATTCACCTTATGGAAAATTTGTAGGTGGTTCTGCAACAAATTACACTTCATCTGTTGATAGAGCTTTAGTTGGAGAATGGCCATCAGAGCTTGTTTACCGATATCTGAATGGAGGAGTTGTATCTTTTACCAGTAGCTTTAATCCAGGCTTATGGCAAATGGAATCTAATTACGGTAATGTGCAGAGTGTGTATAGACAAGGTGCATCACCACAAATGTCCGAGAGAGATTTTCTTGGTGCATCATGGCATTTTACATCTAGCCTATCTTCAAGCATACTAATCAAACCAAACGTAGTACAAGAGTATAATCACGCTTACAATTTTGAAAATAGTCCATTTGCTTTTAGTCTAGTTGTTAATCCTAGTCAGATGCCACAACATCCATCTGGATCAATGATTATAGCAAAGCAAGGTCCTATTGAAGAGTTGCGTACTGATGAGGATGGTAACATATTTACACAACCAATTCCTAACCGATCACCATATAGATTATACATCACATCAGGAAGTAACAAGGTTGCGTTTGAAAAGGATACTGGATCAGAATTGTTTTACCTGACCAGTTCAGCAACAATTGAGCAAGATAAGCTATATCACATTGCAGTAAGCAAAACTGGATCGTTAGTGACGCTGTATGTTAATAGTGCTACAAGTTGTTCAGTAAACTCAGGATCTTATACCTTCTTAGATAAAGAAGCATCAAACTTATCAAACGTATATATTGGGAACTCCTACCAAGGTGATAGAGGTTTTAATGGTATTATTGATAATATCAAACTATACAGAGAATCCTTAAACACAACGGAGGTAGATGTACTATTCCACACAGTCGGAGTGGGTAACTTATTTATGGGTAATGTTTTTTACAATCATGGTATGATGGTATTAGGAGCTATTCCAAGTAAGTTTGGTACAGTGACTAGTGTAGATTGTAGAGGTACGCATACTATATGGGAGACTGAGATTTCATGCACAGTTGGACCAGGTGAGTTTGGAATGAGTTGCAACCCAACATTGCAGTATTACAATGCATCACATAATCAATATGAATATAAACCATTCGTAACCGGTTCAAGTTTCAAACCTTTTGTTACTTCAATAGGTTTGTATGACGACTATGGAAGAATGCTAGCAGTCGCAAAATTAAATACACCAATACAAACACCAGACAACGTAGATACAACATTTGTTATTAGGTTGGATCGGTAATTAAAATAAGTTATGGCAAGAAAGCGTTACACTAAAACACAAGCCGCAAAGGTTAAGGGATACCGCAGTGGTCTTGAGGTTGATTTAGATGAATCACTCAAGCAAAGAGGTATTGATGGTGAATACGAGCAGCATAAGATAAAATATATCAAGCCTGCCACAAATCACACATACACTCCAGACTTCAAACTACCTAACGGAATTTTTATAGAAACTAAAGGTAGATTCGTTGCAGAAGACAGAAAAAAGCATATATTAATAAAGGGTCAGTATCCTGAGTTAGATATCCGATTTGTATTCCAAAATTCAAAAAACAAACTCCGCAAAGGCTCAAAAACGACATACGCTGATTGGTGTGTGAAGTATGGGTTCAAATTCGCTGATAAAGAAATTCCAACAGACTGGTTCAATTAATTTTGCTTATTGAAATAAAAGTCGTATAGTTGGAGTATGAGTGTCAATCTACTGCAAGCAAAACATCTGTTGGACGATCATCTAGGATCGAGTGTGCAGCATAGAAAGGATGGAGAGATAAGTTATCACTGCCCATTCTGCAATCACTATAAGCCAAAATTACAAGTTAATCTCAATACACAGAAGTGGCATTGTTGGGTATGTGATAGTAAAGGTCAAACGCTTATCTCTTTGTTAAAGAAGAGTAATGCACCTACACAAACTTACAAGAAGATTCGTGAGCTGTATGGTGATTCTAGACCAAATAGCAAGACAGACTTTGCAAGAGAGATTGTTGGCTTACCAGAGCATTACAAACCACTCTACATAACACAAAACACTCCCGACTATAAAAACGCTTTACATTACGCTTTAAGCGTGAGAAAACTAACCCCACTAGACATTTTAAGGTATCAGGTGGGTTATTGTGAGGAAGGACCTTATGCAGGAATGCTGATTGTTCCTAGTTACAATGAGGCTGGCTTACTCAACTATTACGTTGGACGTAGTTATTACAACACAACTATATCGCATAAGAATCCACCCGTATCTAAGGATGTGATTGGGCTTGAAAATCAGATTAACTGGAAAGAGCCAATAATCATCGTAGAGGGTGTGTATGATGCAATCGCAACAAAGAGAAATGCAATACCACTGTTTGGTAAGAAGATACTTAGTAGCTTGCGTACAAAGATACTAACAGAGAAAGTTCAGAAGATTTACCTAGCTCTAGATAAGGATGCTTTCAAAGATTCTATCAAGGAGGTTGAGTACTTTCTCAACAACGGTATTGAGGTTTATGTGATACAAGTACCAGGAAAAGATCCTGGTGACGTTGGTTATGAGGTGATGGTAGATTCAATAAATAAGGCAAAAAAAGTCGACTTCTTTGACTTGATAACGTATAAAATGATGCTATGATAAATAAGATAAAGTGTAAGATGGAAAGTGTGGAGAAGATTCTTCACATCGCAGATATACACCTACGCAACTGGAAACGCCATAAGGAGTTCAAAGAGGTGTTTAAGAAGCTTTTTGCGGCAGTTGATGTATTACCTGCTAACTCTATTGTGACTGTTGGAGGAGACATTGTGCATGCCAAGACTGATATGAGTCCGGAGCTAATCAATATGGTATCGTACTTATTCAACGAGTTAGCTGATCGTAGACCAACAATTGTGATAACCGGGAATCACGACACTAATTTGAATAACAACAACCGACTAGATGCTCTTACTCCAATCATCGAAGCTAACAACCATCCTAACCTATTTTATTTACGTAACTCTGGTTTGTATGAGATAGGAGATGTTGCTATCAGTGTAATGTCGTTGCTAGATGAAAAAGAGGATTACGTTACTTTTGACAAGATTCCAGGCAATAAAGAATACAAACACACGATTGCAATGTATCACGGTACTATTGCTAATAGTAGTGTTGATAGTGGCTTAGTATTGTCTCATGGATTGGATTGGGACACTTTTGCTGGTTATGATTTGGTTTTGTTGGGAGACATACATAAACGTCAAATTCTATCAAAATCAGAGCCTATCATATTCTATCCAGGATCTTTAGTACAACAGAACTTTGGAGAGTCTTTTGAAGGACATGGTTACGCTTTAGTTGATCTGACGACTAAGGGTGACATTGGATATGAGTTCTTTGATATTCCTAATGACTACGGTTACTATACGTTAGATGTTGAGGATGGAGTGCTACCAGACAATCTACCAATCACATCAAAGACTAATGTCAGACTTCGCACAAAGAACACATCACCAGCAGAGCTAAAACGTATACTAGCAACTATTAGAAAAGAGTATCGTAACAGTGATGTTATGGTACAGAAGTTAGATAAAGCTGGTTCTTTGGATGAAAGTCAGTTGTTTGGAGAGTCACTGCATCAGGGAGATGTGAGAAATATTCAATATCAAAACCAACTCATAACAGATTACTTACAACACCAGGGTATCGATGACGAGTTGTTAGAATCGGTATTGAAGATAAATGCAACTTTGAACCAGACAATACCACAGGGTGAGACAGCTCGTAATGTTGTGTGGAAGCCAAAGCATTTTGAGTTCTCAAATATGTTTAGCTATGGTGAAGACAACGTTGTTCGTTTTGATAAGTTGGATGGTACATGCGGTCTATTTGCTCCAAACCACGCAGGTAAGTCTGCTGTATTAGATGCATTGTGCTTTTGTTTGTTTGATCATTCATTTAGAGCTAGTAAAGCTGAACAAGTGTTAAACAGAAAGAAGGATGACTTCTGGTGTAAGTTTAACTTTGAACTTGGTGGAGTAGATTACTACATCGAAAAGAAGGCTTACAAATACAAAAGTGGACCACTGAAAGGAAAGCTTAGAGTCGATATCGACTTCTGGTGTGTAAACGCAGAAGTAGAGAGAGTATCGTTGAATGGTGAGCAAAGACGAGATACAAATTATATTATACAATCGTATGTTGGTACGTTTGAAGACTTTATTCTTACAGCACTATCGCTACAACAGAATAACTCAAACTTTATTGACAAGACACAAGGTGAAAGGAAAGACCTACTAGCAAACTTTCTTGATTTAAAAATATTTGATGCACTATATGAGCTGGCTAATAAAGAAAACAGAACCGCTTCAATCGTACTTGAAGAATATCAAAAGCAAGACTTTGAAACAAAACTCGGAGACGCAGAGCGTTCGAAAGACATCAATGAGACCAAGCATACAAAGGCTCAAGAGGATGTTGACAAGGCTGAAGAAGACCTCCAAGATTTAACGGATGAACTACTAGAACTTAATAAGCAGTTACAACCGTGTAATGCTGATGGATTAGATATCAACAAACTAGAATCTCAACTAAAGTCTTCTAATCAAAAATTATTAGACCTAGATGAGTCGGCAAGTGGCTATCATCTAAAACTAGAGGATGAACAGGTAGTTTTGTCAGAATC